TCATTTGAATAACCTATTTATAAACGAAATTACGCCGGAGACAGCAAGAAAAATGAATATTAATGCAAATTCAGCAGCTCTTTTAAAAATATCATCAATCGACGGTAAATCGCATATGTCCCAAATAAAGCCTGCGACTGAACCAATTACGCAGGCGACTACAAGAGCCACCATTGTCTTACCATCGCCCTTCTTCCACTTGTACATGCTATCACCTCCGTAAAAACGTTTATCATCTCGAGATTATTATATCATGATTTAGCCTTCCCCAAATTAACAAGGTTGTTTTGCAAAGCAATTTCTCGCTAAGCGGCCAGTTTTACCAAAGCCTTGTCCGCTTCCAAACCATTGTTTCTCAAAACGCCCATTGCACTTGCCGTTTCCGTCAAACTGAATCCGGTTTGATGTGCAGTTGATGAAAACGTAAGACATTCCTATGCCTAGAGACTGAAACGATGTTGATGTTACGTCAGATGAATATGCTAACGAATTGACCGCCTTTTTAGTTCTAGCCGTCATTTGTGTAGTATCCCGTTCTTGTTAACCGTCATTCCAAAGCCTTCAAAGATTTGCGACGCAATTTCAACAACATCAGAAAACTCATCACTTGAAGCAATCGAGCCTTGCAACTCAGTATTCATTGAACCTATTGCCTGCTTGCTTGTATATCCGCGTTTCACAAGTTCAAGATAAGCATCAGCAATGTCTTTTTGTGATTTGCCGTATTTTAAAGAGTATTTCTCACCATCAGCTTACATAATAGCAACTGCTTTAGCTTTCTGATTCTGATATTCACGAGATGTTTCACCAGACACTATAGCAGTTGCTTGAAGAAGTGCTTTCTCTTGCTACAACTGTATTCCTAAAGAGCCAGACTTTTTAGTTCAGCAACGGCTGCTTCGTGGTAAGCGGTCGTTAAAACAGCGGTATGTACACAAATAACCCGAGATAGTATCATTATCTCAGGTTATTGCGTATGCATCGTTTTTATTTTCTTATTTACGAGTTAAGATTGATGTTTCATGGGAGAAGATGGCGTAACCTTTCAGGATCAAATACCTCAATGTTGGTAATCTTCGTTAATACTTTTCTCAAGTATTTTTCAGGATCCAACTGATTAAGTTTGGCCGTGTATACCAGCGGCATTAGCCCTTGCGCCTTCAAAAGTTGATGAAAACAGCCAGTTTTTTCTCCCCATCACGCTCTCTTTGACAGCGCGCTCTGCGCTGTTGTTGGACAATTCAAAATATCCTTTTTCAAAGATGTTCAGAATATTCATTTCTTGGCCCAAGGCGTAGTTTAAAGATAGTTATTCAAATTTTTGAGAATCTCTCTCGAAGCTCCGTTGTAAATTCGGATTTCAACATCTTCTATAATAATTTTCGCAGCCATTTCACTGACCGATAGATATGTTTCTTTATGGCTTCGGTCAACAAGGTTGACTTCCACGACGTCATCCAATTTCATATTTAAACCTCCGATATACTTGATGTCTAAAGCATACTAAGATATCGGAGGTTTATGAAGAACGCTTATTTAATGACCGCTTACGGACAACAATTGGCCAACAACTTCACGATTTTTAACGAAAATTAACGCTAACTATAAAACAAAAACCCCGTCAAAACGGGGTTTAAGCAATTTAACGATAAATTTTGATACCGGTGATCGGGGTTATCATTGCTATAATACCGCCGCTTTTGACGACCGATTGCAACATCATTGCAACAACCGTTTCAATTGCAACAACAGCGCTTTTGACCGATTCTCAAAAAGAATTTTTATGCAACGTTTTGAATACAAGGCTCTGTCAAAATGCAGAGCCTTTATTTTTTTACACAAAAAACACCCTCACAAAAGTGAGGGTGAATAATTAATACATATTAACTTTAGTAGCCAAAGTTAAAGCACAACCATCCAAAAGCCAGAAATTATTAATATAGCTGATACTGAAATGACAACACGAGTGAAAGTGTCGTTCAAATCATATTTACTATTGCCTTCAAAAACTTTTTTCATACCTATAAAAAGCATCGATACCACTAAGTAAATCAAAAGAAGGTACGCTCCTGCTACAACCAGTACATAACCTATTGTCCTTATATTAGGATTGCTTACATTGCTCAAAAGGTTTCCAAAAACCTGGACAGATCCCATCAATGCAAATGACAAGGCTGTAAAGACCCCAAGAATACCAACGAACTCAGAATAAACTTTTTTAATTCTATCACTTGCTTCGTTAGATTCTTTCTTAGCGATTGCGGCTTCTTTTCTAGCCCCACTTGCAACTTTATCCATATAATCCCTTTGCTGACAACTCAACCTTACGTGACGTTCAAAACGCACAAGGTTATCAATTCTCTTAGAATCATCAATCCAATCAAAAGACTGAATCATATTTTCAAATACATTATCGTGATTGTTCTCAGATACTCCAAAAAATATTTTCAACGATTCAAATCTTAAATAATCCATATTATATATTTTATTGCTTATCTCAGGATAGTCTCTGCATTCTTTTCCAAATCTACTAAATTTTTCGAAAAAACATAATAACTCTTGTATATCAATTTCACCACTAACATGATAGATAATTTTATCAATGGCAGCATCTGTTAAGCTTTTCTTATCCTCTTTCAACTGGTTATCAATTCCTTTTGGTTATATTCATAACAACTTCGTATTTCATCCAAAGAATAATCGTCAGCCGAATGAGTATAAATATCACTCTTGTACATGTCCCAACTGTGATGCTCATGAGTTAATTCGACTAAACGCCATACCTGCATATCAAGTAAATGATCGATGAACTTTTTAATTTCTCGAAGTGCATCATCATCAAAATCATCAGGATTGATTTCATCCACTACAATCTTATCCTTCAAAATACTATAATATGCTATTTTATCTTCAATGGGAGCTGAGCCTAAATTCTTTAAGCTATCGTATACTACCTTTTCTACTGGACCGTATTTCCATTTCGAAAAATTACCGTCAATTATAGGCCCTCCGTAATATTTCAAACAATATCCTTGCAGGAAAAACATTACTTTTTGCAACTTAAGATTGGTAATAGACTTTTTTTCTTTATTTGCAATGTCAATTACAAAATTAGCAACGGCAATAGGGCTTTGACTAACTATTTCCATAAAATACACCTCCCCTGATAAAATCTTAACCGTATGCTATACAAAATTACAAGCCCTTTTTGACAATTTTATAAAAAATATCATTAATTTATTAAATTTACTTGTTGCGAAATTCAATATATTTAATTTTTAGTATGTTAAATTATCACCTAAATAAATTCTGTTAGGGTTGATGATACTATTTTTACGCGCCAGATAACCGACCGATACACCCAGTCTGCATGCGATGGCGCTCAGCGTGTCTCCGCGTTTAACTGTGTAGGCACATGTGGCAGTGGCAGTTCGTCCGCTGATGGTCAGACGGTCGCCCGGGTGGATAACAGTATAGATAGTCTTGCCGTTGCGCTGCGCCAACGCATACATAGACAGTCCATGCTTAGCCGCGATGCTCCACCACGAATCGCCAGGCTTAACAAGATAAGAGCTAGTATTGTTATTTTTAATTGGTTTTGCACCGTTTTTGATCGTGCCCTTAACTTTAATTTTTTGACCCGGATGAATAACGTTGTTAATCGACATGCCATTAAGCTGTGCCAACTGATACATGTCCATACCAAAACGATTTGCGATTGACCACCACGAATCACCGAACTTAATGGTATAGTAGCTCCCAGAAACAGTAACAGTTGGCTTAACCGCCACGTTGTTTTTAACATCTCCTTTAATAACAGAAACAAGTTCCACGTTTCCATCAGTACCATGCCAATTATCCGCAAATTGCCACATCGCTACATAGTTCATTGACGGGAAATAAGCAAAATCCGGAGCTAACTGTAATCCGGTTGTCTTATAGCTAGCAACCCACAGACACGTTCCAAACTGCTTACCAATACGCTCAATATCTACATATCTTTTCATATAATAGGCACCGCTATATAGTAGCGGTTTATACCCCGCGCTTTTAACGGCTGACATAAACTCAATAATTGCATCGGTATTGGCTGTTCTTGACATCGATGCACCCTGCTCGTAATCCAGCGCAATAGCAGCGCCCTGTTTTAACCCTGTCCTGTGCGCATCCGCTACTGCATAGCCGGCCATCTTTTGCGCCATCAATCTATCTGATCCAAACTGTCCCCAGAAGTAGCCTGCAACGTCCTGACCACTTTTTGACGCATTGGTCAACTGTGCCGAAGCTTTTGGATTTTGATAATGTTCTCCTTCAAAGCCGCCGGAACCGCCTAACTTGACAATGGTAAATTCAGACCCTAGCTGTTTACGTTGTAGCATGTAACCGAAATCACTCAATTGATAGCTAGATACGTCCTGACCTAATCGATTTGCCTGCACGTTTTGACCGCATAAAAAAAGCCCTGCACATACTGCAAAGCCTAGTATAATTTTATTTTTCATCGCTATCCCCCTTGTTGTACTCGTCTGATAGCTTGTAGATATACTTTTTAAGCCAAGTCGGGATTGGGATCCCCATTTGACCTAGATTCTCGATGATGGAAATTCCGTAAAAAAGAATATAGAAAATCAGAAGAGTATCGGCCATCCCGCTTGCTCCATAGATGTCACAGAACGGATATAGCATACATACGATCAACAACAAAGTCGAGTGCTTGATAAGTCCACCGATCCCCTTACTAGACGTTGTCTTTTTGTTGACCAGTGATTTGACGAACCCCGTCATGACGTCGATTAGAACTGCTAGGAAAAACGCGAAGAAAACAGGGTTATCAATCAGCGCCGACAGATGTTTAATGTATTCTATATGCAACATTTAATCACTCCTTTTTTTATCCTCCCACCCTCCCGCAGCTATAGTTATTATTCTGTTTCAGTTTCTGAGTAAACCTGGTCTTGCACAGCGTAAACAAATTCTCTGAACGAATTTGCATCATCTCTTACAGCTTTGGAATTTTTGCGATAAAGATCAACGTTGGCAATTGTTGTAACGATATCTTGACTCAACGCATCATTAGATGATACTTGCGCCGAAAAACGTGCCACCAATTCATCTCCTATTTTTGATTCTCCAGAAAGGTTGACTGTCTTCTGTTTTGTAAGTGCCATTGCTACTCCTCTTCTTTCTTTTGATTTGCTTCTGCTACCATTTGTTGCAATTTTTCATTTTCAACTGCCAAGTTAGCTAATTTGATATTAAGATTACCAATTTCAGCAGCAAGGTTGCTGATGATTTTTTGTAATTTTTCAGTATCCATTACTTATCCTCCTTATTTTCTGCGCCAATGATGTTAACTAATGACGGATCTACACCGTTTTGTTTGCAGAAGTCCTTTTGCTCTGCAATCGCGGCTGCCATAAATTCCTGTTGACGTTTCTCAATAACCTTATCATCTTGCTCAGGCAAAATAGCCCTGCCATCATCAGAATAACCGATTGGCTCTGATAACCCCATTGTTCTAACGACAGGTGTACTACCATCACCCGTTAAGTATGTTTGCATTTCAGCAATTTCGTCACCGTTAGCATTTTCGATTGTATCCGTAAGAATGATTGTTTTCTTCAAAGTCATATTATTTCCTCCTATTTTATAAATCGCGAACCTTGGACCCGGCAAACTCTCGGATTCCGCCTGAAGCAAAGGCAATCCCGGATGTTGGCGACGTCCGATTGGAAATCGCAGGTATCTTCCATTGCTGATACCAGTTGGACCACTGACACCACGTAAATCTCAGCTTGTTAGAAGCGCCACAGGAAATTTCCACATTTTCCATGTTCATAGTTCCCCACGGCTTTATGTCATCCCAACGAAACGCGATTCCTGATGATGATTTAGTATTTTCGTTGTAACCAACCTGTATAGATGGATAATAGTAGCCACTGTTACCCCAGCGTATGTTCCTGATATAGAAGGGATCCTTTCCTCCCGTATAAATTGTGCGTGCTTTGTCATTTTCCAATGTACACGTATCGTACCAGTGAAAGCCTGAGCCGAAACCTCCATAACCTGTCGCAGACCACTTCATCGAAGCGTTCCATTCATAACCGCCGTCAAAATTACCTTTAACAACCTTGCCAATCGAGATTTCATCCCCATTACCGCCGCTGCTACTTGGGCAGACTATCAATCCTAATCCGTTCAAATTAGTGTTTGCCGTATTTTGACTATAAACTAATCCACCCGTCCAACGATAATCGCCCGATTTTGGTTCTTGGCACTTAATACGATACCCTGTGCTGCCAAGATCAAATGTCCACTGATCCTTGTTGGCGGCTGTGCCGCCCTCAGCGTGTATTCCTGACCCGTCTAAGCTCATCCACGAATTGTTGCTACCTATCAGCTTTGCGATTTTAGCCGTCAGCGTACCGGTGGTGATTTTAGATGCATCAATGTTGATGACGTTGATTTTGGCTGCATCGATAGTGCCAGCCAGCATCATGTCGGCCGTAATACCAGATGCTTTGATTTTTTTTGCAAAAGTCGTCCCGTCAATCGCAACATCGCCATTCAGCAGGATATGCTTTGAATCAATCTTGACTGCCGCACTAGTCATGTCGAATTTCGAAATATCTGATCCACCGACTAGTTGGGCAACTTTTAATCCAATGCCATCTGATGACTGTTTGATTGACGTCATGTTTGACTGAGTGTAATCATCAAGCTTTTTAAAACTAGCATATGCTACATAACTTGCGCCACTTTTGCCATTCTTATCTTTAGTTGCTATGCATGGCAGAACTCGCGTGACATTATCCGGCACCGTTACGATGCCCTTTACCCATCCCCAGTGGTCTGGAGTGATAGTGGCACTTGGCCCCATCGCCCAGCGCCTTTTTCCACCTTGTTCATAGTGCAAATACGCGGCAACTGTAATGTTCAGCCCGTTATATACACTCTTCATATTGGGGCACAGTGCCTCAACGTAGAATTTAGTGCCCGGTTTGACAGGTATCCATGAGGTTCCATAGTATAAGTCACCACCGGTCGAGGAGTACACCCAGTTATAGAATCCGTTAACCGGCCCGCCTTTCTGAAGGGTTGCCGGCGTTTTAAAATCAGCACAGCGCCAATTCCCAACTGCCGAATCCTCAAAACTCTTCTTTCCGATAAGCTCACTGCTCGAATCCAGATTGTATTTCCACGCTTGTTGTTGGAAACCCGTTGCGTCTTGGATCCAGCTTGAGTTTTGATTAATCTTAATCAACTTTTTCCAATCATCAGTAGCCTTCAAGTCATTGATCGTCGAGTTCTTAAGCGCATTCTCTCTAGTTTGCGTTTCCGTTTTGGTATAAACCGACGATGATAAAGCATAAGTCCGCTTTACTTCGGCTTGATAAGCCGTGAGTGCATCGGCCTGAGTCTGTATGCGCTTGTTAATGTCCCCGTCCGACATGCACCAGTCGGTGGCTTTGTTGCCTTTTTCGAGTTTGACATGGCGGATGGCAACTTGGCCCACAAAATCACTTTTTATGAGGAACTGCACTAACACTTGCATAGGCGACTCTTTAGAAAAAGTGGCAACGCTAGAGGTTATAGCAGTTAGTCTTACCGCTTCCCCAACTTTTAGCAACTGCTCACCACTGGACGCGTAAGCTCTATAGTCTTTGCCACTCCGTATCATAAGCTCAGCAAGCGGTGTTCCGGACGTACAACTAAGCAGCTTGACATCCATGCTGAGGGTATATAATCCATCTGCTAGTGCATCAACAGGCATAAAGTATGCCCAGTTTGGGCGACCCGTTGAAGCTTTATCTTGTGTACAAATCGTCCATCCGTCCTTGGTTCCCCTGTGATTAAAATACACGTCACCCAAAAGGTTAGTGTCTCCCGAGCTGTCATCCAGTAAGTTTGTCCCCCCAATCTGCAACCCGTCAATCTTGCCGTTCAGCGATTTATACGCTTCTGTCGTACCATAGGCATCAGCAACTTTTTTGGCAAATCCGCTGCCGAAAGATCCAGTCGATGTGTTGTAGTCAAGCGCACTGATTAGATTGGTTGTTTGCTTTTTTGTTTGACTGGTTTCATTGCTGTAGGCAGATACTAACGTGTTCAAGTCACCGGTCGTACCATCCTTGCCAATCAGCTTTCTAATAGTAGTATCATAACCGGCTACTTTCATATCAATTCCGCTTGCCTTAACCACGCTGTTGGCGAAACTTGTCGAATTCATAGTCGTTTCAATAGTGTCAGCTTTGGTCTTTACAGACTTGACATCGCTTGCGAGCGTGTCAACTTTATCTGCCGTCTGTTTAAATTGTGTCCCTGTTACATATCCGTTCAGGTCAGTCTTATTGGCTTTTTGACCAAGTTCGGTTGACGTTTGTCGCTTAAACGTGTTGTACTCACTGTCATCGACTTTAGAATCAACGAGGGATTCAATACGATTATTTTCAGCTTTAACACTGATCAATCCGCCTTTCCCGTCGCTCAGTGCTGCTTCCAGAGCACCCGCTCGGGCCGATGCTGATGTAACTTTGCCATCGAGCGTGGCAAACGTGGCTTTAACACCATCGACATCGGTTTTAATTTCCCCGATTGCTTTGCCGTTTGCTTTAGCGGTCTTGGCAACGTCATCAACTTTAGCACGCGCTTCGCTTGCACTGTTATTTGCCTCTGTTGCGCTTTCAACCGCTCCATCAGCTGCACTTTTTGCCGCCCTCGCTGTTTCAGAAGCTTTATCAAGAGAGGTGGTCAGTGCTTGTTTTTCTGTCTGATAAGTTTCGTTTGGTACGTACTTGTCATCGATTTCTTTGAAATGCGCGTTGACGTCTTTGATAACCTGATTAACTTCTTTCTGCACATTATGCAGTTCGGCGGTTGATGTGATTAGCTCCCAGTTTCCGTTTTTGTACTGGTACATTTCAGTTTCGCCGTTGCCCAGATCTTTGTACCATAAATCACCTTCGACGGCATACAATGGTTGACTAGTGCCATAGAAGTTGGTGTTCTTGCCGTTTGCCGATTGCAGGGCAGACTGTGAATACTCTTTAGCTGATTGCACCGTATCTTGAACTGCGCTGATTGTTGACGTTATGCTGGCGGCTTGAAAATCATCCCCCAGTTCGATCGTGTTGTTCTGCGCATTGAGCAAATCGTGAGTGACCTTATATACACGCGTCAGGTACTCTATTTTTAAATCATGTCTGATAATTGCAACGGTATCGCCCAAATTTAAACTACCAACGTCTGTAACAGATGCTTTAAACGACACTTTAGGCCGCTTGAGTTCTTGCAGCTTATCGTATGTTGCCTTTATCAATAAATTTTTATCATCGATTTTGTCAAATTCGACAAAGCCGATTCGAGGTTTACCATCGGAAAAGCCATATACGGCCGTTGCGGACGGGTCTTCAAGATATTCTTGCCCAGCCGGTTTATCAAGCGGGTCCCCTGCAGATTTCTTCCATACAACGTCGGCAAAGGTAATTTTCCGACTGTATCCATCAGGACTTCCATCAGTACCTTCGCTGACTTGAACGCTCGAACCTCGACCAACCAATGCAGTTACCAGTTCATCGCTAGATTGTTCACGTGTTACGCTCAACAGTTTGTCGCCGTACTCAAACCGCCGCCCCGTCCTAGCTCCTTGTTGCTGATACAGGTTGACCATGCGCCTTTTGACCTGATTGTCAATCGGATCAAAAACAACGTCAAAAGTGACTTCAAGGTTAAACAAGTTGACCACGCTCTGCAGACTGGCTAACACGGTCGTGTAGTAAAAATTGGTTGTTTGCACGCCTGTGTCAGCAACGTAACCAACCGAATATCGTGTTTGTGCAAGAATTTGCTGCAGCATTTCCTTGGCAGTACGATTCTGTGGTCGCATGTCCTTGATGTATGAGTATGCGCCCAGTTCGTCATATGCCGATTCAACTGCAGTATAACTGACCTGATTGTCTTCTTGAGTTTCAGTCAGAATCTTAAAACACATATACGTTGTTGCACTTGGTCGTTGGAACAGTACGTACAGACAGTCATCACGCAATTTTTTAGCAACGGTAAACTTCAGACTGCCGGCCGTGTTGATCTGCTCTTCAAATGTTGCACTTAAAATATCTGATGATGATATGCCGATAACATCCTGTTTTTTGTTCAGCTGATACAAAATCACAATTTTTTCACCTCGAATCTGACCGTATATTCACCGCTTGAGTTAAACGTCAGTGCCGTATTCTTATCGATCGTAAAATCGGCAAAGTTGCTGTTAAGCGATACGCTCGACAATACGTTTGCACCATTGACGGTGCATGACAACGTTCTAAAATCAACCACTATCTTTTTGCCGACTGAAACTGACTGATTTAACGTAAACTGTTTGCCTTGATTGCTCGTCATCTGAAAAGTAGAGATGGCTGAACTAGGCGTAAATTCAACCGAAAGAGGGGTATTAGAAAATTCACTATCGTAATCGGCAAAAGCAACCGTTTTGCCAGTGCCTGTTTTTTGCCGTGCGATTGAATAGCAGTATGGGTCGCTCAACATCACTTCGATTGAACCTGTCGGGTGTAGCGTAGTATCGTCAAGCGTAACCGATGTCACTGTGCCCACATATTTATACAGTGGATCATCGGCAAATGAAACGACAGTATTCTTAGCTGCAGTAATTTGTTTGAGTTTACCCATCTTGGCCATCAAATCGGCTAGGCTGACAGATTTAAGGAAAAACTTAATCGTCAGCTTTTTTGACTCTAGACGTGAACTCAGATACTTGGCACCATCGCTGGCCAAATCCGTAGCAGTTACCGCACGGGTAAACCCGCCTCTGCCAGATACAGAAAGCGTGGTGAACCCATCTACGCTACTATCCAAGCATTGCCCATTATAGCTAAATGCCACCTGTGATCTCATCTAACCCCTCCTTCTAAAATTTGTAGTTGCGTTGGAACTGTGCTTTAGTCCCCTGTGCTTTGGAAATGTCATCAACAAATGCAGAAAAATCACTGTTTCCAAGCGTCAAATTGATTACAACAGGTGTAGCACCACCCGGGGCAGTACCTGTTTCAACGTTCCCGGAGGTAGCTAATGTAGCAACCGGATTGCACGTCAACGTGTCTGCGATAGTGCTGCTCATGCCTAAAACGGTTGATTTGACGTTTTCAAAACCGGAAACCAGTCCGCCGTTCAAACCGGACATGATTGCATTACCGGCCGGAATCAGCAGTTTTTTATCGTAACTGATAGGCCCCTTATGCCTCTTAATCCACTTGGCGATACCGCCGACAAAATGCTTGACGCTTCCCCAAGCTGATTTGAGACCGCTCAGAAGACCGTTCATGATAGCTGCACCGGCATGCCATAAATTGATGTTCCGCAATCCGTTAAATGCAGACCTAACACCACCCAAAACACCCTTGACGCCGCCAGACACGTTGGAGACGCCACGGCCGAATGCGCTAAATGCTGCCTTAGCGCCACTGACGGCTCCGCGTACACCGCCGGATACGCTGGAAACAACGCTGCCTAATCCATGCCATGCTCCTGATACTGCACTCCGCAAGGCATTACCGGCAGACTTCAAACTGTTCCATGCGATTTTCAAACCGTTGACTACACCCTTGACGCCTTCACCAGCGAGCTTTACACCATCCTTGATTCCGTTCCACGCAGTGCTGACAACGTTCTTCATCGTTTTAGCCGCACCGCCCAGACCACCGAACTGACCGACTAACTGACCAATAAACGAAGCAAGAGCTGTCAAAACCGGTGAAAATGCCTTAAAAGCTGCAACAACGACATTGACAATCGGCGTCAACACTTGAATGGCAACTTTAACAGCATTAACCGCAAACGTGATTGTGCTAAGAACGCCCTTGAAAACACCGCCAAGAAATGCACCCAGAACTTTAAAAGCCGGGGTCAGCGCTCCAGCGATTGTTTTAAGCAGCGGCTGGCATGCGTTCCATAAGCTGGTTACTGCTTTGATCAGCGGGCTGACTGCCGGCAATGCGACGCTCGCAAATGTTTCAAACCCTGCCTGAACTGCCGGAAGTACAGCAGAAGCCAGTGATTTCAAGCCGCTGAAATCAAGATTGTTTATACACGTCTTAATCGTGTTTATTACGGGCGTCAATGCCTGCTGAACTTTGCTAATGCTGCCCGAAACGCTGCCGAAATCTATTTCAATGCCAAGATTCGAAAACATCCCTTGAAGTCCCTTTTTCAGTTCCGGAATGGCAGCCTGTATAAATGTCGAAAGAGCACTCGGCAACGTCGAAATCAAGCGGCCTAGCATTGGTACAAAATTGCCAAAGAAGAATGTTGATGTAGTCTTCGCCAGCGCGTTCAATGACGGAGTTATGTCTAACTCGCCGTCAGATAGATTGCCAAGAACATCCTGAAACGAAGCCTTCATCGAGTTGAACGACCCCTGAAGCGTAGTTGATGCTTCCTTGGCCGTTGTACCTGTAATCTTAAGATGTTCCTGAACCGCATGGATTGCCTTGACAGTATCGCCAAAATCGCCGACAGTGTAGTGTTCCCCCGTCAGCTTTTCAGCGTCCTTCATCAGTCGTTCCATTTCGGATTTAGTACCACCGTAGCCGAGTTTCAAGTTATCCAACATTTCATAGTTGCCACGGGCAAGAGATTGATACGTTTCTTGAACTAGTTCCATGTCAGTGCCCATTTTATTCGCATTATCGCCCATGTCAGTCATTGCGGTATTGGCCAGTTTTGCGGCCTTTTTCGTGTTACCACCGCACGACGACACAAGGGACGCCGCAAAACTGGTTACGTTTTCCATGTATGAGTTAGCCGACACGCCAGTTGTCCGGTACGCTTCCTGCGCATACTGCTTAACCATACCCGCCGAGCTCTTGAAAAGCGTCTCTACACCACCGATTGACTGCTGCAGCTTGCCGCCTTCTTCAATCGAAGCTGCGATTGCCTTACCGATACCGGCAGCCGCAATTGCAGCTGTTGCAACCGCAGCTAATCTTTTACCGAGGTGCAGTCCACCAGTGGAGCCGGCTTCGTCAGCAGCAGGAACAACTTGATTTGTGATTCCGCCTGAAATTCCTTTGGCGGAAGGCACGATTTGCACATAAGCTTTGCCGAGCTCAATCGCCATCATCTTCCATCCCTTTCAAAATTCTGTTGCGCGTTTCTTCAAACTCCTTGCCGCTCGCAAACGATACATTTTCGGTTTCAGATTCTTGTGCGTTGCCTATCAGCAAATCCACTATGCTCGTTGGCCTGTTCTTGCCGGTTTGCGCATCCTCCGTTTTTTGCCAAATGAGAATGCTCAGCCTGTCAAGTATGCCGGCTTGTAACAGTGTGTTTAACGGCAATGTTGTATCGGCCATTGCCATTTTTATCCTAGAATCATCCCTCAGCCCATACGCAAAAACAGCTACCCGGTGCGCAGGTAGCTGTCTGTAATTGTAAATGCCGTACGTTTCAGCCAGGTCGCACGTCAAAGCATCTTCATCAGCGCTGATTGCGGCGGCAAGGAAAACTATTTTTTTAACTCGGCTTGAGTTGAGAAAATATCTTGAAACTCAGTCAACATCTTCTCGATATCAACAACCCCGTCTGCATCTCTGACATGATCTTTAAGTTCCTCAACTCGATCACCTAGTAACATCTTAAAGATTTTAGGCAAGACGAGTGGGTCATCGTCAACTTCTGCCAGTAACTCGACAAGTTCATAGTTTTTCAAGATTTTTTCATCAAATTCGTACTGGAAACCAGTCTTGGTTTTACCCTTCAGCATTAGTGACCACCTCCTGAAACTGCCGTTTTAGGCTTAACAATGTATTCATAGTGCGTATTTGAGTTGTCATCGGGGAAGCAGGTAACGGTGGTTTCGTAACCAACGTTATCTCCGTCCTTATATTTAATTTCGCCGACGTCCGTAACCTTTGCGGACGGGAGAACAATGCGTTTAAGCACGTCGTTACGCAATACCATTTCGATTACAATTACGTGTTCATCGAGTTCTGTTGAGTTCGATTTGACCGTGATGCCCGTATCGAGATTGCCCGTTACATTAGAATCACCATAAATTTCTTTGAGAACGTCAACGTTCAACGCTTCAATCAACGTATATTTAAACGTGTCTGTTTTTTCCGTTTGAACCGAGTTAACGATGTCACCGCCCCAGCTCTTGATGTCAGTAGTTTTGCGGTCATCCGAGTTCTGCACGCCATCGTCGGACACGTACCCCAAGCATTTAAAAGCCGTATTAAGTGCGGTGGTTGCATCAGTCGGCAGTGCCGTGCCGATTGGTGCGCTATAGATACTGCCGCCTACCTTTGGTTTGGCAGACGTAACATATTTAGGTTGATTTGCCATGTTATACCTCCTGTAAATAATTAATGTCAAAAACCGCTTGATAGCGATAATTCTTTGTTTCTGTATCAGAATAGTTATAGTTACTATTTAGATGCGCGCCAGTGATGTTTTCGATTTCGTCGAATTTATCCATTGCCTGCACAACTTGATTGTTTAGCAAAGCTGCATTATACAACGATGCGGCATATGATTGGATAGCAATGGTCGCTTTATGCAAATGGTTATTGCTACTGCCGCCCGTCTTTTCGATAATGACAAACGGGACATCCGTGCCTGCTTTATGCTCAAACAAAACGGGGACATCTAACGCGCCATTCAGATACTGTTTCAAAATGAGTTCAATCACGTGCCGCATTCACCGCCTTTAATAGCACATTATGCTTCGCATTACTGCGTTTTGCCTTGATGGAATCGGCATATACCATAGTGTTTGCGCGATTCTTGCCGACATATATATCCTGTTCGTATCCATCGCCGCACCGTTCCCGAATAATTGTAGCCTTAGCCTTGAGTGCCGACTGCATTTCGTTAGATTTAAGCAGCTGTGCAACACCTGAACGTTTTAGTACAAAACGGTTCTTACTCATATCGTTCCACCATCACTTTCTTATTCCAATCAAGCGGTATCAGGTCCTCAATGCCTTCTTGCGGGATTCCGACCGTTTTCCACTTTTCGCCAAAAAATTTGACTGTTTTATTAGTCCAGTCATGGATATCTCCCTTGGGGATTGCCAATTCATATACGATTTTCTTGCCGGTCAAACTCAGCTCTGCGGTAACATCATCCGTCGATGCCGGTGCAACCAACACGTTTTCAATCGGAATTTCGTTTTTTTCAACAACCGGTTGACCAAACGGATCTTCACCTGTGTTTGTTTCGTCAACAAGCATAACCGTAATTCCGTGTAATCTACTCGTCATATAAATTCATCACCCCGTATCGTTGCCTTTTTAAGCCTAAGCGTCTAAGTTCACTGTCTTTAATAAACAAGCCACCACCTGGCACCAGGAATGACCCGCTATACGAATATCCAAGCGCGCTTTCAGTTACTTGCGTCATCGGTTCCTGGTCAGTTGCAGTCATAAGTGTTCTAGCTACCACATCGACCGTTACCGATTTAGCAACGTTGGCATACGATACGCTTTCAGCGACCATTGCATCTAAATCCTTGCCGACCTTGTTCGCCTCGACGCGCAAAGAATCGGACACTGTTTCTAACAGATTCTGCGCCCGTTCGCGTTCAGTCGGCTTTAATACGCGCCATAAATTTTCAACATCTTCAACGGTTGCAAAGTTTGCCACCCCCTACCACCCCCTAAACTAATCTATAGTGACTAAGCTGCCGGTGCTTTGATACGTGCAAACGCCTTCGCGTCAAGCACGCCCCAACCGATAAACGACTCGGCACGAAGCAGCACTTCGTTGTTTGCCTTGAGGTCACGGCCTGTCTGATCAGGGTCACCGTATTCGATAACTTCAAGCGGGATTTCTTCTGAATATCCCCACTTGAACGCATTCTGAAAATCGCCTGCAATCACGTAGTCGTTTTCGGACGTAGCGCCTTTTGTTGCTAGCGTTTTGTTGACATCAGACGTCATACCGTAAAATGCATCAGGGTTTTGTCCGAAACGGAATTCTGGATATTGCACTACACCGTTGACCTTGACCTGTGCCAAAGCTTGACCTGCGGCTGGAGAAAGTGCAAGACCGGTTACATCATAGTCATTTGCAACAACCGTTTGAACAATTGCGTCAATCTGGTCATCGAGCTGTTTCTTAGCGTCAAAATCAACGCCCGTTACCAAACCGTCAAGAGAATTTGTCGCCTTGAATGAAGCATCAGTGAGCGTTTTCGGTTCAAGGCCATGGATTGCCGCTAAGTCAAAAGCAACCGCAATCTTCTTCGCAAAGCCATCAGAAAAGGCCTGAAGGTAATCTACCTGCTTGGCCTCAGAGCAGTATTTGAACTCGTCAGTAATGCGAGCCTGGTAAACAAACTTCAACGGGCGAATAACCTTAGATTCAAGAGTTGCCTTGCCCGGCTTTTTTGTTTCGCCTTCGCCGACAATTTGAGCGTTGCCTTCGAGGTTAAAAACAAACTGCTGCGACCCGTTGAACGGAATTGGCGTCTGAGCGCTCAGCTTGGCAAGGGTTGAATAGCCCTTGACCTTGTTCATGAGTTCTGTGACGAGTTCCGGCGAAAATGTTGTGCCGCCTTTTAATGTGTCAACCATAATATCAATCTCCTTTTAAATTAATGTTCTGTAAGCTGGCGCGTCATCTGCGCCCAGCCTTTATCATCAGTTACTGTCGGCTCCGTTGATTTTAGCGGAGCTTTTGGCTCATTTGCGTGCATGAGCCCCGCCAAATTTTCCGCATCCTGTTTCAATGCTTCTTCATCATCTCCGCGCAAACGACTGGCCAGGTCGAGGGGCAAACCATATTGCAGAGCCACGCGTGTTCTCGTCTTTTCCGTTTCATAGTCGGAAATTTTGGATTGCAATTCGGCAATTTGGCTTTCCTGCGCGGTTTTATCTTTAGCAGAAACATCAGCAGCAGTATGCAGTTCTGCGTTTTCATCTTCCAATTCCTTCACGCGCGATTTCAATGCATCGTAATCCGCGTATTTCTCTTTTTGGCGAGCTAAACGCTCTTTTACAATACGATCCAATTCTTCTTGCGTTTCAATTGTTTTAAATTCTGACATATCAAAATGTCTCCTTTCTCCGCGATTTCCCGTGCGTTCGGTAATTTTGAGCATAAAAAAAGCACCAAAACGGTGCATTTAATAGCTTATTTTCTGCTTTTTCTTGGGTTTGAGCGTTGCGCAAGCCCAGTGCGCCAGCAGAGCGCTATCCATCAAACTAATATCCATATCGTCAAATTGCGATTGATAACCAAAACCGCCGCTTGAGCCGATATTACGCTTGTCACAGTTTGTCGCAACCTTTCTAAGCGACGCCTGCCCCGCGTGGCACAACGTTTTCTGATAAATCGCCTGTTCCCACATCGAATTGGCCATGATGATTTCCTTGACGGTCGGCAGTACCACGTTTTTGACGTGATAGTCCTTGAGTTCGTCGGCTAAAATTTTCTGACGGCTAGCTCCATCAATCACGATTTGCTCCACATCAGCAGTTTTTAGGAAATTAACAATCCACTGATTGCCATTGCGAACCGATTGACAGTCGATAGTTTCGACAAACACCCGCTTGTCTGCGGTATGCACCGCAATGCTCAACGCAGCGTTTGCCCCGTCTTGACCATATTTGACACCGGCAAAAAGTTTGCCTTGGAAGGTTGGCAAACTGTCAACTTTTAGTGCATCCCATTCGGTTGCTGCAATTGCAGATTTCTGATTGTACGATGGCCAAAAACCTAAACGCTGAACATTGTGGTCAAGCTTGTCTTCACCCAGTTCGGCTTCGATTTTGCGTTCAGTCAGGTGGAAACCGAGTGACGGATTTGAGTTGTACCAGGCATCGATGTCGTCGATTTCCTTTTCCTCAGACACCGACCACTCCGCCCAACCGGAATATTTGGCCTTACCGAAAAGGCAAGTTTCACGGTATTTTGTGAACACGGTACCGCTTGAAACGGGCGTAGGCGGTGTACCACACATCACGGTCATCGGATTTTCACTGTCGGTAACAGTATACTTGAGCGCCGATTCTTGCTCCGTGGTGTATTCCTGAGCTTCGTCGATGATCAGCAAATCAAAGCCTTCGCCGAGACCACCGTTAGAAGTTCTGGTGCGGAATTGAACCACTCCGCCTGTTTCATACAGTTCAATGCGTTCTTGACCTTTTGCTCTGATTGAGTTGAAATCCTCGCCATCAGCCAACCCCATCTTTTCAAGATATTTCTTGACCTTCTCAAAAGATGAATGAGAAGTGCTGATTCTGTGCGCCGTATGCAGCATGTTAAGCCCGTGCTTAAGTCCCCAAAGTTCAAGAATGTATATGATTTCCGTTTTGCCGTTACGACGCGGAATAGAGTAGCCAAACTTTTGGTGAACCCACAAACCGTCCTCATCGACCGCCATAATGTCTTTGACAAGATTTTTTTGCCAAGGATAACTCTGCAGACCGGTTTTTTCATAAATCGTAATCGCTTCATCAGATAAGGATTTAGAAAATGGAAGAATTACCGATTGAGTAGGATCCTGATTGCCAAGCCGTTTTTCTTTTTCGACCATAACATTTTTCCTTTCAATCTGTAATCGCCCAGTTTAACGTCATGTGACAGGACAAAAAAAGCACTCTGATGAGCGCTTAGATTTTATTTTTGGCTTTCTTTATATAAAAAAGGTTCAACTTTGTTAATCTCCTTAGATATAGCATTCTTAAAATCAAGAATTTTATCAACCGACATACCAGGTTCTGCCGTTGCACAAATATCTGGGACTTCTTGACTTAAACGATAAGTTACTTCGGGGTTTTCTTTATATAGTTTATCATAATCGTCCACAAGTTTATCTTCAAGCCAAATAGAAAATTCATAAGTATTTCTAGCATCAGTTTTCGGTGTTGAAATAAAATCACTAATTTTATTCATCATCTCTAACAACATCTGACCATCCTTCTTTCATGTATTTTCTTCTGACAATTGAAACAATATCATTTGTCTCCTTATTCTGAATAATTGCCAATTGTTTTTCAGGATTAAAATAAATATTTTTATTAGTACCTTCTACGTAGTTCGGACCACTTTTTATAAAATCAATAACCTCATTGTCTGTAATAAGAACATTCTTCCCATTATTCAGCCTAGGAAGTCTTGAAACTGCATGAACAGATATAGAAATGTCATTTTTTTTGAATTTATTAAACGCTTCAATAACACGCTCCTTGAAAACATTTGACCACTCTTTAACAGCCAATTCTTTCATAAATCTTTCTTCGCGTTTCAGCCAACTATATCTTTCACTGTCATTATACTTCAAATCTTGAAATTCAGCCAACGAAATGGGTGATTTTTCTACCCCTAAAACATCAACGATTTTCCTGTATTCCAGAATATCGCTTTTCCTGTTGTTATCTCGAATATCAATATTCATTTTGCGACGCCGTTCAAGTTCAGAACGATCTGACCGGTACCACTTCTTTGACCATGAATTTTGCTTTTTGCCGTTTTTCGGGTCATATTCAATAGTGCATCGACAACGTTGGTGACGATGATAAAAATCCTCGGGAACATGCGGATAGTTATATGTTCCCGATAAGCTTTCGCACCACTTGCAGCACTGGCCAAAAGTTCGTCGTTCGATGGTCGGATTAAGCCCGGCGCTGTACTGAAATTCAGCATTGATTTTGATAGTATCATCAATAACTGCCTGCGTAAAATTGACCACCGGCTCATCAAGGATCCATTTCACTTTATTAAAGTCATCTTCAGAAGATAATCGATTAATCAAGCCATCAATTCTGTCTTGATTCAAGACAGGCTTTTTTACGTTCAAACCGATTTTTGCTTTCTTGTTTAGATCAGACTGCACTTTGACCGCATAATCGGCAACTGTTTTATAATTGTTGCCTAAAACCGGTTCCAACAAACGCTTTGCAATGTTGTAATACATCTTGCCATCAGGCAATCTATCCGCCGTCACTACCGATTGCAGCGCTCGCGCGAGTATTTCGCCAACTTCAATCGCAAAATTGTTTGCGGTAGAATAGGTTGCCTTTTTGGCTTTCAACTTTTTAAAAGTATCTTCAACGACCTTGCTTTTTCCAAATTCGGCTTCAAATTTCGCCTGAACTTCCTTAAGCAGTCCTGGCAAAACATCATCATTCATCACTCGCCGCCTCGCTTTCAGCAGGCACAGCAGAAGGATTGCCGGCTACACCGGTCAAATCACGAATTGTTTCGCCGGTCACATAGCCCGGCAATGCTTGATTGAGTTTGATTGCGCCATCACCGATCAACGTCAGCGTGTTTGCGTCAGCCTCGAATAACGGCTCCCATTTAACCGTAGTATTGACAAATTGCTTGCGCAGATAATGGAAACCGTCTCTTAAACAAGCCGATACGTAAGCCACGTTAAGCAATCCACTGCCAAATGATCGTTGCGCTTTTCTGCCGGCCAACCTTAAGTTTTCGTGGCTTGCTTTGATTGCTTCAACTGAAGCCGGATTGTCGGACGCAAAGCCCAAATCATCTAACGTCAGCCCCATTTCGCCCGCAAATCCGGCGGCGGCAGTTTTAAGCTGCTCGGTAAACGGCGACATGCTAGCGGTGGTAAACTGACCGACTACCGGATGACCACCCTCATCATCTTTGTCGATTCTAAGCAACGACGAAACAGTCGCTTTCCAGGTATCCATCTGTTCGGCATCCGGATCCATACCCAGAATGTATTTTTGTGGATAACTATAGAACTCTGCGGTGATGTCGGCACGTTCAAGCGTGCGTTTAGCGTACAACTGATAGTACATCCCCGACCGCGTGATTCGGCTGCGGCCAAAAGGACGAACCGCATCAGGCCTGTGAATAACCGGAACGAGCAATGGAACGCCAACCGGATTAGCGATACTGTATGGCTCACCGCCCTTAGGATAGTACCATGTTTCGTCGGGGGTGAAATACGCTTCCAAAACAGGCGAATCGGTATCGTTGTCACGTTGTAAAACCGCGTAACCTTCGGTAAGAAGGCCTGTAATCGGGTCGATAATGCCTGTTGCGTTGCTGGCCTCGATGACCTGCAAGCGGACCGAATCGTCTGCGCTCGAAACATACACGAAGCAGCAGGAGCCGATGAGTGCCGACAGAACCGCACTGTCAAAAAAGACGTCGGGGTTATTCTGCTTAAAAATTTCATTAACGTTAAAATCGTCGTTGCCAAACTCACGAAACACCAATCTGTCGGCCAGACTGTCAACTCCCTTTGCGTTCCAACCCAAGACAGCACGATATCTGTCGCGAATCTGTGGCGGAATGGTCAACCCGACTGGCGGATCATAGTGCTTCATCGCATACTGCTTATATCTCATCAAAACGCGCGGCCGGACCGTTGCCAGCTTACGCTTGAGATAAGCAATGCCTTTCAATTCATTCAATTCATCTACTCCTTTCATTCCTCACGAGAAAAAACGTGCAGTGACGGCGGGAAACTCCGCGTGACGCGAGGGTAGGGGGTTATCCCCCCTCTCTGTACGCTGCCCAGTTGATTGACTGAGGAAGATTGCGATTGCCGATTACTTGAGGCTTCTTTTTGAAACCGTCAGCATAAAGCTTGTCAGACTTCTGCCGATTGCACGTCCAATGTGCCAGCTGCAGATTGTCTATACTTGACGGATGCCCACCTTTGCTGATTGGTACGATGTGATCAACAACCGGTGACATTGGATCAGGTGGCTTTAGTGATTTGTCAATCGGCATACCACAAATTCCGCATGTGTTCTGTGTCATCAACAAGCGTTTCTTGTTCTTCTCAAACGCTGTCCTGTGTTGTCCTTGCCTATCCGCTCTAACCGTACTGACCACCTCCCCAGGGGGATTAAAAAAACATAGGGGGGGGATGCTGAAAACCGTATCGACCCCAGGGTATTAAAAAAGACAAGGTAACAGGGGGGACTGTTCCTTGCCTTCTTTTCAACGATACTATAATAGCATGGTCCAATGGTTACTATCAGTACACTGTTTATATACTCTTTGTACACTGTTTGTATACTGTTGGTTACTACACCACGATGACTGACTGTACCCCTTGGACGTACAGTTTAGTTACGTAGCTGCGACTATATCCGATGTCATCTGCAATGTACTCCAAGGATTGAGCACTGATGAAATAACGGTCCAGTACCAATGCCTGCTTCTGATTGTCAAGAGCGTCAATGCATCGGGATATATCCGACCGGTTTTTTCTGGCATGCGTCAACAGAGTGTTGATTTTGCCTTCCAGCTCGTCGCGCTGTATCAGCTTATCGTCAAGCGTGATACGGATGGATGCCTTCGGCATACCATCGCTTACCGGCGATTTGAGCGATATGATGTCACCATCGATTTGCGCCAGCTTATCTTCCAACCGCCGAATTTTTTCCATCTTCTTTCGATACTGAAAAAGATATGCTTTATTTGTCTTAAAGTCATTCACTGTCAATCACCCCCTCCTGCTTATTATCTGAACCTTCCGGTTGCGATAATATGCTTCCTACGCCCTAGATTCCATTCCCTAATCCAGTACTTGACCCGACTGACGGTCATTCCTAATTCCGCACCTATAGCGGCATCGGTGGCTCCGTGATCAATCAAAGACTTCAGCTCAGCTTTCCTCTGCTCAACTAACTTGCGATAGGGATCTGATTTGATGAGATTGTACATGCCATGCGCAAACCAGTATCTTTCTGACAACCCATACCTCCTGACAGTCTTGCTTGCCGCTTCGGGAGTGGAGCCGATTGCCTCTCCAATCTCGGCATAAGTCATTCCCTTATCAACCATTTTCTCGATTTTCTCGCGTGGCGGACGTGCATGGCGCAAGTTTGCACCAGTTTTATTCGCATGTATATCGTCCTTTTTCTTCCTGACCTTCCGAACCATTTCAACATCCTTGCCAAGATCCGGATCATTAATTGCACTCAAGTTGTCAAATGCACTCCAGCCATATCTTTCCACAATCATCGTAACCGCTTTTCCAAACTTCAATGCCATCGTCTCACCCCTCTAACCACTTGCAAAACAGATACATAACAACACACCAGGCAAAGAATGCTGCAGAAGCAATGCATCCTAATTTATTCATCTCTTTCATCGGAATTTTCCTTCCCCTTCCTCTTCTGATCTTTTAACTTTTGTCTGATTTTTTCATCATGTTCTTCGGCTTTTTTGTCCCATAAATATTCAAGCATTCCTAAATTGGTCATTACGTCTTGGCCAGATATTCTTGCTAGTCCTATTGCTGTTTTATAACTCCAACTTAAATGCTGATCTTTATCATCTTTATACTCTTTAAAGATACGTCTGTAATCTTTAGCAAATATCACCAAATTGTGTTTCAGTTGTCTGAGTAATTCTTCCTCATTCATTTTGTTTCATCTCCCATAATTTCATTTTCGTCCTCCTAAACTCTGACCATGCCACGCATGACTGTACTTTCTTCCAGGTCTTACCACCGACACTTTCTTCCTGCGTTTTCTGGCATCAGCCCTCATGCTTTTGTCGATGCTCGCGAGCAGGTCATGCTCTAGCTTGGAGCTTGTAAGTCCGTAGTCTCTTGTGATGCGCATCTAAGCGCCTCCTTCTCTGCTTCTTCAGCAGTTTCAGCTTTGACCAACTTGTTTGTGATGACCTTGCCGATTTTAATGGTCACTAAGTAGTTTTTCATCTTCTTCCCTCCTTACAATGCGCCGGCGGAGGACTCGAACCTCCTCATCATGAGATGGACCGTTTCCGGCACACTTGAGCCTGATTATCCGTACGTTACAACTAATTTCTTAAAGGAGTTATGCCTAGCAACGGCTAACCAACCAATTATCGACTCAAGAACAATCAGTCGGCTATGCACGCGTTACGCTTTGAGCGCTGACCATGATGCCCGCGTGCTATCTATGACCCGATTTGCGCTACACTTCAGGTTTTCAATTGTGAGTATCCAAACCCGTCAATGCTTGCGTTCTCAAAGTCAAAGACTAATATCTTTTTTTTCGCCCCGGAGCATATAGGGGCGATGGACCCTGCAGGGCTCGAACCTGCGACCGGACGGTTATGAGCCGTCTGCTCTGCCGACTGAGCTAAGGGTCCGTGCCCATGGCAAATACAGTGTTTGGTTTGCCATGGTGTGATTATCTGATAATGTCTTGCCAGTCATAATCGATGTTGACCATCGGCACTGGCTTGACTTTTTTCGTAGTGCCCAGAATGGCGACATTGAAGTAGTTCTTACGCATGACAACCACTTCAACCGGAACACCGTACTTTCTCGCAAACAACGAGAACTTGAGCTTGGACTTCGGGTCTATGGCATACTCGGTATATCCGTTCTTGACGTCATATACATGCTTGATTGAGCCGTTCTTGTCATACACCACGAAATCGCTCTTATATACCGTCTGACGAAGCTTGACTAATTCCAGGGGGAATGTCTCAAGCAACGTAAATCGTTCCTGTGTGGTAAACTGGTAGCCACTAGGCTTGATATATCGTTGGTAGAACGTCGCTTCTTTTAGAGAGTCAAACTTGAATCCGTCAAGCACGACTTTTTTTCCAAAGTGAGAAGCAGCATGCGTTCTTTTGTACATAACAATCTCCTATCCGTAAAGTTGATTCTTGAGAGATTCGATATCCGACAAGGTTTCGCTCATGTCAATGCCTGCGTTCTGCTTGTTCGCCAGGTCATCGAAGTTCTCCATCGTTTTCTGTTTTTCTGGTTTAGCGTGTTTTGATTTAGCAGTTCTGTTGTTTTTGTGCTCCGCCTCTAGCGCTTCGACATCTGATAAACTTTGCGGTCGCTTATCCTCCCAGGTTCGCAGAACGGCGCATGCGTATTTCCAGTTGCGCACGTTATTGCTCAAGGCTATCTGCATCGCCTTGATGATGATAAGATCAGGCTCCTTTGATTGTTGCTGCCATTCGTTATACGTCTGCCTGATGTCATCGTAAAGATAGCTGCTGAGCATCCCAAAATTATCTTGATAAAATTGGGTTACTTTGGCGAAGCCGCCGCAGTCGGTTGTCTGTTTCTGCTGATCCTCTATGTTAACTACATTTGGTTCAACGGCTTTCTCCTGCGTACTTGCTCTTTCAGTATTTAATTCTTTAGTATTTAATTGTGGCTGGTTTTTCCGTGCACGGTTCCACTGTAGACGGTGATACCGTGCACGGTTCTACCGTGAACGGTTTTTCCGGTCGCGGTAAAGTGTGTTGCGGTTGCTCGTATACATCGTAGTTATATCCGATATGTCCACTTGAGTCTCTGGTCATGGTTCGAACTAAATAGCCGTTTTTCTCAAGTTCCTTAAGTGCTCCTTGTATGATGTTCTTGCTTTCCTGGCAGATAGCAACCAACCCAGGAACTGAGTAATCCCAGTCATCAGGCAACGACAGCATCTTAGATAAGAGCCCTATCGCTCTAAGCGACAAGTTCCTGTCCCTTAGATGATGGTTACTCATGACCGTGTAGTCTCGGTTCTTATTAACTCTGAAATATGCCATGATTATCTCTCCTTCCTTTCCGATTCGGGCATCCCACCCGTCCGGTGTCATAAGGCCACTGCCCAAGCTTCCTTACTCAACTTCAATATCCGCAGCACTTGTGAACGCCGTGATTTGCTTCGTCGCCCTGCAGTATTCGCAATGACCGCACCGCTCCGGTTCAGCTCTGCCGGCAATCAGGTCAGCTATATGATCCTGATGTTCCTTGACGTCTTCCAAAGCCTCCTTGAGATATTCCTGATCCTGTTCGGAATTGAAACTGAAAGCGTCATGGTCGCATGGTGTCTGCTTTGACACCGCAAAGATGAACGGCTGGCACTCAACGCCAAACGTCTGCTTGATGAGCTCGGTGTATATCGCCATCTGAAGGTAATATCCGTATGCCTTGAATGTAATGCTTCTTTGTGTTTGTTGCTTCTGCAATTGATTTATTTCCATTTTTATTTCCTCCCAAAGTGTGCTATACTTAGCACGTGCTAATTTTGTGCCGCCCTTATATCGGGCGGTTTTTTTAATATCCGAGCTTGTCTAGCTCGTTTAACGCATCCCATAATTTTTGCCTTGCCGGGTCCCATTTCCGCCAGTCTTTATAAGCCAGCTTATCCAAGGCCCAAAGCAAACTATTAGGTTCCTTGGCTTTCTTAAAGAAAGCCTTCACGATTTGCTCCGGTTCTTTAGGCTGTTCGACCAGCTTTGTAGCTCCTGTCACAGGGTCAATCACCAGAAAGGCATCCCTCTTACAATCCATAACATCACCCCCTTACAATGGCATCTTTTTCGCCATCTAACTCTTCCAGAAAAGCGGCAATGCAGGCAACTCTTTCCGGTGCCCAGTTTTCCGTGATGTCTCCGACAGTCCAGTATGTCAGGACATCTTTGCGTTCTTTTCTGATATCCAGTAAGTTTTTCATTTGTTCTCCTCCTCGATTCGCTCGATTTTATACACCAAATTAGCATTGATGGCCATATCAGGTGTAGCGCCTTTGTGGCTATCATCAATCCAAATGCCAACAAAGCCTTCGTCAATTTCGATATCATAAACGTCTAAAATGGTAAGCCGACTTTCGAGAGGATAATGCTCCTCATTGAGTTCTTTGTACGTAATTTTGAATTTTCTCATTTGATTTTCGCCTCCAATTGTTTGTTTTTGATCTTCATCAAAACTTTGTGGTTATGCTGTGTTAACCTCAATGCGATTAACAATTCCTTTTCAGTCATTTTCTCTTTCTCCTTACTATTTCGATTTCTTCGAGCTTTGTAGATGTCGCTTCAAGTCCGTCAGCACCAAATTCTTGCGTCAGAACATCTATGATCTTTCCAGTGTCTCCACCGCGCTTACGCACTTCTCGCAACTGGAATGCGGCAACATAGCCAATTAGGTCAAGGCCTGCTTTATAGCCGTATTCTTTAAACGTTTTTGCCATGCAATAAGTGGCGACGTTCTCTTCGTTTTCTGTCTCCCAGTCAGCGTCTGTCACCATGGCTAGCAACAGTCCCAACATGTCCAGGCTGATGGTGATTCCCTTTTCCATTCCGATTCCTCCTATCTTGGTAACTTGGCCCGCCAGTCAATCCGCTGACGGTTCTCTTCCATCCACTCTTTGGCAGCCTTGGCAAAGATTATGTTTTGCTGACCACGGGCGTTGGCACGGATCAGCCAGCCATCAGGCCCGGTAATTTCGTCGTTAAACCGTGAGAAGATGTAGAGCGCTACCCACGCTCGGCTTTTGTTTCCGCAGCACTTTTTGCGGAATTCGTCAAGCGACCACGTAATGCCCAACAAATCTTGATTAAGCAGATCATCAATTCTGCTGTTGACCAAGTTTTCGACATATTTTTGGTCAACAGTTATTTCTATTGGTGACATATTAAATCCTCCTATTCTTTGAAAATATCTAAACTGACATCCAACGCATCTGCTATTTTGCACATGAGCTCAAAACTAGGCTTTTTTATCTTCCCGTTCCGCAACTGATACATTGTCCTGTTGTTTTTAGACAGCCCCATCTTCAATGACAGCTGATTAATACTCATTTTCTTTTCCGACAATATCTTTTGTATCTTATCCCACAACATATTGTGTTCCTCCTTGCTTAATTGTCTATATATTGACATAAATTGTTATTTCTGATATATTGTTTTTTAGCAAATAAGCAGCCTCCTAAAATTGTTTATTTGCAATATTTATCAAGAAAGGAGTGATTTTATGAGAAGAAATCAACACGTCGTTCCTGCCAAAGACGGCGGTTGGAACGTAAAAGGAGCCGGTTCAAAAAGAGCTACAGTCCATACTGAAACAAAACAAGAAGCTATCAAAATTGCTCGTAGCATTTCTCAGAATCAGCATTCCGAACTCATTGTCCATGGTAAAAATGGTCAAATTCAAAGCCGCGATAGCCATGGACACGATCCTTTCCCTCCTAGGGATAAGAATTAATTTTCGCTAGGCAATAATCGTATTCTGAATCCTTTTGCCAATTCAAAATTATCGTTAGTGATAACTGCTATTGGCTTAGGATTCTTTTCTTCTGTTTCGATAATTACTCTTGTCCAATTGTCCATTGGATTTTTTTCGTCACGTGTTTCAGATATGAATTTTTCCAGATTGTTCATAAGAAAACCTCCTATGCAATATCTTCACGTTCAATCAAAGGCAGGATACCATTAGCTTTGAGCAGTTCGTACAGGAACAAACGCCCTTTTTGTGTCCAAACTGTGTTGATCTTTGCGTGGTTCTTGCCGGTTGAATCTGTGTAGGTGAAGGTCTTGCTTGCAATGTAGCCCTTACCTTGGTACTTGGCGTATAAAATCCATTGTTCGTTGACCTTGCGTTGAACTCCTAATGCGTTAAGCAAAGCGTTGAACTTCTTAGCCGACAACCCGTAGTCTTGAGCAACCTGTGTAGCTGTCATACCGTCCTTGGTTTCCACAATCAAGTCCAGGTAAGTGGCTTTCTTGTTTGAAACCTCCAATTCAGCTGTTAGACGTTCAATCTTAACGTCCTTTTCTTTGAGCTGATCTGCCGCTTGTTGAAGCAAGTCAGCCAGTGCATTCTTGTCAGTCACAATTGCCACCGCCTTTTGGTCCGTCATGTATGCTCCGTGTTTGCGGATTGTTGGAAGCACCTCCGACGTGACCCAGTGTTTGAATTTTTTGGCATCCGGTAATTTGCTTGATAAAATCAAGCTGTAAAGACCTGATTCATTGATAATGATAGTTTCTTTATCTTGGTTACCATCAAAGATCATGGCTTTGCGTCTGTCCTCTTCATCTACATGGCGGTTAATATCTCGGCTACCGTTTCGGTACCCGAGAATGTCTACTACATCTTTGCCGACAAAATAAGGCTTCTCTTCAATTGTCAAGGCTCTGATTTGTCGGCCTTCAAAACTAAAATTCTTTAATTCATTCATTTAAAACATCCTTTCTAGGAAAGCTTAAAGTCAGAGATGATCTTTAAAATCACCTGATTTGCCTTAGGATTCTTTTTCCTGCCTGCTAAATAGTCTGACAAATCTTGTTTAGACATCCCGTACATCGTTGCCAACGATGCAATGGAGATATCGTTGGCACTGAGATATGCTTTGATTTTCTCTCTGCCGTTAATTGTTTCTGGCATTTTAATCGCCTCCTTGTATATTCCTCCCTCCCACCCGTAAGCAATTTCGATAGAAAAAATCATATAAAATTATTGACTATTTTTATACGAAGGTATAAAATAAAATCGTACTTAATTAAACAAAAACAAGCGATTACTCTTAATTTCTTGGCGGAGATTAAATGTTTTGCCTTTGTTTTTGTCTTTTGATTTTTCTTTTGAATTAACTTACAAGGATATCTTATTACGTTTCGTATAAACTGTCAACAGATTTTTTATACTTTCGTATAAATTTCTTGTAGAAAGCGTGAGGAATGTTGATATGACAACGTTTGAGATAATAAAAAAACTTGCCCAAAGACATGATAAGTCTTTGCAACAAGTTGCTGAAGATTTAGGCTTTAGCAAAAATCTATTTTATAGATGGAAAACTGCGGACCCTAAAGCTAAAGATTTGGAAAAAGTCGCCGACTATTTCGGCGTGACAATTGATTATTTGCTAGACAGGAAACCCGCGGCTCAGACAAACGCTACCATCGAAGAAGCGCTCGATTCTGTTATGAGCTATGATGGCAAGCCTATCACGGACAACGATCGCGAAGTGCTGCGCGGCATAATTGAGGGATATCTCAAGAACAAGAAAGATTAGTGGTGATGCGCTCTGTTGAAAAGTATAGAAAAAGAGTATGGCGTTAAAATAGTCTACTCTGATTGCATAGATGGCAAAGGGTATTATGTCCCCGCATGCAGAATTATCGTAATCAATAATGCGTTGCCTGAATCAGAACAAACCAAAGTGTTGCTGCATGAGCTGGGCCATGTCCCGCAAACTGATTATGCGGGTTTGTACAATTGCTCTAAACCGTCGCACTACAAGATGGAAGCTGAGGCTACCGAGTACATGCTTAAAGAAGAAGTAGAAACCTATTTGATGGAAAATGATTTGGATTGTAAAAGCATTAATCCGGTTGTTTTCTTAGAAAACAGGCACTTATCGCTACGTTATGCCCCGGTGGTCGAAAAAATATTATCGGAAATATAAAAAGGAGAAACAAATGGATTTAGATGATTTAACGGACGACCAAGTCAATATTTTAATTGATTCAATCAAGAGCAGTTTGGATGAATTGCCTAAATTTTTTCCAACCATAACACTTTATAAGGTTGATGGCGATTATAAGATTGTCGATGAAAAATATGAAATAGAGTATGTCTTGCATGTTTACAGAGGTAAACATGATCTTCATCGCTACTCCATGCACATTAGGTTTAAGCAAAATAATTTACATCTTGTCAGGTTATGTATAAATGCAAACAATAATCACATTAACAAATCTGATGGTACAAACGTTGGAAGAAATCATATTCATATTTACAAGAGTAGTGAACCAGATGGTCTTTACGCTTACGAGTTAGAAAATCATATTTTCGAAGCATCTGATGAGCTTATCGAATCTTTTCAAAAATTTATCAAGTTTTTGAATATAAAGGAATAAAATAACATACAAGGAAGGAGGGATTTATCATGATTACCGCAAAAATTCTAAAAAAAAGACACCTTGATTGGGTAAAAGAAGAATTTCAGTATAGTCAATTAGAGAACGGTATCATTAGAATTGATACGCCTTTTATCGATAGCTCTTCTGATGGTGTCGTTATATACGCTATTGCCAATAATAATGATGAAATTACGCTAACAGATGATGGTTGGACTTTAGATGGTTTGAAGTCTCATGGCATTTTTCTTAATCGTTCAAAACAAAGGCTTGATTTATTCAAACGTCAGCTCAAAATTTATGGAGTAAGCGAAGACGACGGAGAACTATATATCGTCACCGATTTAAAAAAATACGGTGAATCGAAACACCGTTTGCTGCAAGCAATCTTGTTTGTTAACGATATGTTTATGTTGTCTAAAAAGACTACTTCCAGCCTTTTTCTAGAGGATGTTAATGATTTCTTCATCAAAAACAAAATTCGTGTTATCAGAGACGCTTCTTACATCGGCAATAGCGGATTAACTCACAAATTTGAGTATAGCATCCCAGGTTTCGGTAATGACATCCCACAAAGATTGATTAAAGTTATGACATCTCCAAATAACCAAATATACGCTCAGTCGATTGTAACAGATGTCGCACAAACTAGGGAAACACTTGGATCTGACAATACAGATTTTTATGTTTTCATCAACGATAAGGATAAAGACATAAATAGTATTAACAATGATATCTTGCATCTTTATGAAAATTCATCGATCAATTCCATCCTATTCTCCCAGAGAGATAACTATGTTCCTGAATTTCAAAGGTAATCTTCAAAAAAATCGCATCCCCTCCACCAACGCCAATCGGATAGGGAATGCGAATCAAAAAAACAACGCCTAAAAGGTGCGCTATTTGTATACTCTATTTTATCATTTAAAAGGAGGAAATACCATGGCTAGTTACAAAAAAACCAAAACTGGTTGGTCAGTACGTGTCTCCAGACGCGAAAACGGAAAACTGAAACAAGTTTACAAAGCGGGGTTTGCAACAAAAAACGAAGCCAAAGCTTTTGCCCAAGAAATTGAATCTGAGAATTCAATCGAGAAAAAAGGAAAACTGTTCGCAGACTATTTTACTGAATGGCATGAGACGTATAAAATCGGCAAAGTTGCCCCTAGCACTTATCGTAAATATCTGCATGTCGATAAAATTCTGCATGACCACTTCCCTGATACCGAGCTGGCTGACATGAACCGTCAAAAATACCAACGGTTTTTAAACGATTTTGGGGCTGACCATAGCAAAGAGATGATGTCGGAAATAAACATTTATGTACGAGGATGCGTTAAATCTGCATTGTACGATGAATTGATAAAAAAAGATTTCACTATTGGCGCAGAACTGGCATATGATCGCACCAAAACAAGACAGATAGAATATCTTAATTTCAACGAAATCCAAACGCTGATTCAGACGGCAACCGAAAATTTGGACCCACGCTATACCAGCTTGTACATGATTATAACTGCTATTTATACCGGAGCAAGATTAGGTGAAATAGCAGGACTAACGTGGAAAGACATTGATTTCATGCATCAAACCATCAGCATTAACAAATCCTATAGCTATGTGCAGCGCGAACTTAAAGAAACGAAAAGCAAGGCATCTAACCGCGTTATAGCAGTTAATTCAGGCTTATTGACAATCCTTAAGCAACTTAGATCTAACGGAAACATTATGGTATTTGCAAATCAACGTGGAGAAATCCCTACTAGCAATGCCGTAAACAAAGCATTGCGCAAATTGATGTCTAAATCGGGCTTAAACAAAGCAGGATATCATTTTCACAGTTTGCGCCATTCACACGTTGCTTATCTGCTTTATCAGGGAGTGGATCTATACGCAATCAGCAAACGGCTCGGACACAGTGATTTGACCATCACGATGAAGAAATATGCATACCTTATGCAAGAATACGAAGCGGAGCAAAATAAATCCATTCCGGACACAAGTAAGCGGTCGTTAAAACAGCGGTGTGTACACAAATAGCCCGAGATAGTATTATTATCTCAGGTTATTGCGTATGCATCGTTTTTATTTTCTTATTTATGAGGTAAGATCGATGTTCCATGGGAGAAGTTGGCGGAACCTTTCAGGATCAAATACCTCAATGTTGGTAATCTCCGTTAATACTTTTCTCAAGTATTTTTCAGGATCCAACTGATTAAGTTTGGCCGTATATATCAGCGACAACGCAACGGCATTAGCCCTTGCGCCTTCAAAAGTTGATGAAAACAGCCAGTTTTTTCTCCCCATCACGCTCTCTTTGACAGCACGTTCTGCGCTGTTGTTGGACAATTCAAAATATCCTTTTTCAAAGATGTTCAGAATATTCATTTCTTGACCCAGGGCGTAGTTTTTGGCTCTTCCCAATGCTGACTTGGCAGATGCGGTAACTGAAGCTATCTTGGAAAATACCCGCTTGACTACAGGAAGGAGTTTTCTTCTTCGATAGTTCAAGCGTTCGTCATCATTGAATTTGGTTGAGAGTTTTCTTTCCAA